AGCATTTCCCCTTCTCCCCCTTCAAAGTCAGCCGCTATAGCGGCAAGGACGAAGTCATGCCTGAAGAAAGCGAATCGACCCTTCGCCAAAGAATTACCACTTATATGAGCGGCGTGCAGGGCTCACGCGAATGGTTCTGCACCTGGTGGTTTCGGTTCCACATCGAGCCGTTCACCACCAAGCAGATCCGCCGGGAACTGGAAAGCATGAAGCGCGACGGCGTGGTCGTGTCTGACCATAGCCAGAGCAACAACACCAAATGGAAGCTGGTGGGGGTGACGCCATGATCGCCCTCGCCTGGTTCGCCTACGTTTACTGCTACAGGGGGAGGCGGTGATGAACATCTATCGGCACACCTTCGCAGCCGTCTGCCCTGCCGACGGCGAACTGATCATCTATCGCCTTGAAGTTCGGTCGACGGCAATGATTCACGTCGAACACATCAAGGCCGCGACCGCGATCATCAAGAAAGGCTGGCACGAACAGATCGCCGATCGCTTGTCCGAAGCGCTGGGCGGCGATCAAACAATCATTGCCACCCACCAAGGCGTCGAAATTGAAACTGTGAGGCTTAGCGGATGATCGCTTATCACGGCACGCCAATCGGCGGCACTCGGCAAGACGGTGCTCGTTTCCTTGCCGGACGGCACGCACTTGTGCCCTTCCCGCGCCAGGACGACATGGGCATTGTTGCCGACGTTTGCCAGTCGTTCGTCTTCGACAACGGCGCGTTCTCGATCTGGAACAAGGGCGGGACCTTGGATGTCGACGGCTACACCCGCTGGGTTGAACAGTGGCACCGGCACCCAGGCTTTGACTGGGCCCTGATCCCGGACGTAATCGACGGCGATGAGGCAGCAAACGATGCGCTTCTATCAGCCTGGCCAAGAGAGTTACGCGGGGTGCCAGTCTGGCATCTGCACGAATCACTCGAGCGTCTTCAGCGTCTGGCTGCTACTTGGTCGACCGTAGCCATCGGCAGTTCTGGTCAGTGGTCAAGCCCAGGCACCAACCCATGGTGGAAGCGCATCGGCGCAGCGATGGATGCCATCTGCGACGATCACGGCCGGCCAATGTGCCGACTTCACGGCCTGCGCATGCTCGACCCAGCGATCTTCCAGCACCTGCCATTCGCCTCGGCGGACTCCACAAACGCCGCGGTCAACGGCGGCAGCATCAGTCGCTTCGGCATGTACGCCCCGCCGACCGCCGGCCAACGCGCCAGCGTTATTGCCGATCGCATCGAGGCGCACAACAGTTCGCCAATCTGGCAGAGAGAAACGCAGGTTGAGATGCTGCTTTAACTTTTCGTATAGTCGACGATACGCAACTAACAACATACTGCCAGAAAACTCACACGACCTTATGGCTAGAAAAAATAAGTTTCCGGAAATAAGCTTCAATACCATCATTTTTTCCATTCAAAACGCGAAGCAATTCTGAATCCCCGATAATTATGAATACGAGCCTTCTCATAATATTTTGCAACTTTTCCGATTGAGACACTAGGCTCGTAGCAAACTTAGATGGCACAGGAGACCCATGAGTAACTGACGATCTAATAGCATAACAATCTTTCACGATTTGGTATATTGCCTCAGCATCATCCCCATGTTTTGCAAACAAAAAAGCGACCCGCTCAGAAAGCCGATGACTTAACTCAACCGTATCAGTGGAAAACAAGCTTTCGAGAGCGGTACAGCAGTGTGCGATTTTGACAGCTTCATACGCGGTCCGTCGTGATGTATCCACAAAATGATAAAATCTTGCAAATCTCGAATATGATTTATCGCTGATGCTGCCACCCATAACGGACTTGTTAGAAAAAATCAGATCTCTAACGGTGTCGCAAACCTCGTTCCAGCGCTCTAGGTCGGAAGTGTCAAACTTCACCTCCTTATCGGGCACTCCCCCAGCGGTGAACATTTTTGAATACAAGCCATTATTAGCCCACTGGACAGACCCATCTACAATTTTTTGACAATACGCAACTTCACATATAATTGCATTATCTTTGATCAACCAAGAGTCCTGGATTAACCAGTCCACCCACCCTAACCACATTGTCAACACGAGAGTTAATGGAAGATCATTAAAAAAATCAGCCGGCGTTTCTCCCACCAATAAATGATTGGCGCTCTCGAGATGATGAAATTCAATGAGCCCTGCTGCACTTAATAATTCAGGTGTGAGGTATTTTTTCTTTAACTCATCACCTACGACTATATCGACCCCAGGCATCAAACTATAAATTCCTGGTGGCGCATCCACGACCAAATAACGAAATGTAGATACAAATTTATACCCGTCTTCAGCTTTAAAATACTCTATATGCGCGGCCATTTCGGCCCTCCCACAAAATAATAAAAGGTCACAAAAGTCTTAACTTGACAAATTTCAAAAATTTTAAAATCCACTAACAAGCAGAGAGACAACCGATAAGCATTGCCCACCCTCTCACCTCGACGGACTTCCGCAAGGCGTCAAGGCTCGAAAGCCGAGCCGCGCGATAGTAGTCCGGCAACGGATTGGCAGCAATAACCCTCCCCCTTCAAAGTCAGCCGCCGCCGTGAACGCCACCCTCGTGAATATCAGAGTACTGCTGAGGCAGCTCTGACCAAACTTTCAGTATGTGAATTTGTCGAGCAATAGCTGCATCCCACTCTTGGCCAGCTGCATTACCATCCCGAAGCATCACTTGAATCACGGCGGTGGCGTCTTCGTATTCACGATGTACTTCTAAGGCTTTTGCCAAAAACTCTTCTCGCCGTTTCATTGGATTACTCCAGTGGCAGAAAACGAGTATCCATCAGCCGCTATTTGGAGGAAGCCGCTCTGCGCGGACTCGCACCTCCATCAACGGCCAGCTTTCGAGCTCGGCCGACACCCCAAGCCAGTGCCCGGGTCATAGATTCGCGAGGGTGGGAGTCATCAGCCTCTTCATACAAAGCCATGCCATCAGGAGCATAAATCCCGATGAACATTTGAGTTTCGCCGGCTCGCGACAACCTGACTTGCACGTCGATGAACGTTCCATCATTCAGAGTTTCATCGTGTGTCCTGCTGTGCAGCTCGGGATCTGCCCATGCCCAAAAGACATCGCCTCTAAGCCTCATAGTGCCCCCTGCCAGTTCCTTGTGAGGGTTAACAAATCCAAAATTAGACTCATTCGAGCCAAGCGCAACCGTGCCGAAACGGTATCGGACAGTTGGTCGAAGCAGCTGTACGAATCTAAATCCCATGTACAACTTTCAGCCGCTATAGCGGCAAGGACGAAGTCATGCCTGAAATAAAGGAACGGCCGATCTTGTTCTCGGCCCCGATGGTGCGCGCCATTCTGGAAGGCCGGAAAACGGTCACGCGGCGAGCGGTGAAAGGACTGAAGACCGATAACCCGGTTATCGCCGGGGCAGACGAAACCCCAATGACCTGCTGCTGGGATTACGGCGGACCGGTGATTCGTTGCCCATATGGCCAGCCCGGTGAACGGCTGTGGGTACGCGAGACCTGGATGGATCTGCGCGGCACAGGCGTCGAGCATCGGCCAGATCCTGATGGACCACTCCAGCGATATGCCTACCGCGCCGATAACCCGGCTGGCTCGCATGCCGATGAAGCCCGCAAGGACTTCGGTCTCAAGTGGAAGCCGAGCATTCACATACCTCGCGTCGCCAGCCGCATCCTGCTTGAGATCACCGGAGTACGCGTGGAGCGATTGCAGGACATCAGCGAAGCCCAGGCAATGGCCGAAGGCATCGTCGGCGTAGCTTTTCGACCCGATGACGGCTGGCCGATTTGCACCGGCTATATGGTCGGGCCTGACGATGGGAAGACGGGCTTGCAGACGACGGCAGCCAAGGCCTTTGCTGGCCTTTGGGATTCTGTCGGCGGCGATTGGGACGCGAATCCATGGGTCTGGGTGGTTGAATTCAAGCGGGTGACGCCATGATCGCCCTTGCCTGGTTCGCCTACGTGTACTGCTACAAGGGACCTCGACCCTGAGGGTTCACCCCGCCAGCTACCTTCAGGGGAGAAAGCGTGTGCGCAACTGGCGAGGCGAACCGCTAAACCTTAGTTCACCCGTTCAACGCGCCTGGCGCCCTTCATCTGATTTCCCCAATCCGTTTACGAGCCTGCCGGTGAACGGCGGGCGAGGAATTCGTATGGCTTTCTATATTCCAGCCGCCGTCAAGCGCCCTAAATGCGACTACACCGGGCACGCCCTGCGTGAGACCGCAAAAGGCGGTTACTGCCCAAAATGTTTCGATGAATTCATCCAGCTGCATGTACCGAGATTGGTGCCTGACCCTGATGGCAAGCAATTCGACCCCAACAGTCAATTCGTCACCCTTTAACCGTACTCACCTTCTGCCGCCACGCGGCGCGGAGCATCATCATGGCAAAAGTTCTGGCCCAAATAACGGTCAAGCTGCCGCGCCTCATGGAGGCAGGCGAATACAGAAAGCTGCGATACGTCGGCGGCAAGCCGAGTCTGCAGCAGTTGAAAAAATGGATTGAGGAAGGCGAAGTGATCGGAGAGGTAAAGGGTGGGATGTATTTCGTGGATGTGCAGGCCGCGATTATGGGATCGAGTGACCCGCTGCTGGCCAAAATGCTGGAGATCGGGTGATGGCTGCCCGGCCGCGCACGCTTCAAAACAAGAAGCTGCCGCCGAACCTTTACCCGAACGGTAAGTATTGGCGGTACCGAAACCCCGTCACCGGCGTGATGACCAGCATCAACCGGCCGCTGGAGGAAGCGATCAAACTGGCCAGGGCGGCAAATCTGAAGTTCGCGGAGCTCGTAGTGGACGACGGCTCGCTGCTGGCTGTCCTGACTGGGGATCGATTGCCGATCGTCAGCAACCTGCTGCAGCGCTTCACGGACGAGTGGCTGCCGGACAAGGGTTACGCCGCCCGCACCTTGGAGGAAATCAAATTCAAGCTCGAGCGGTACCGGCAGGACCTGGGCGATCGGTTAATTGGACAACTGGACGTTCTGGCCATGGCCGAATACTTGGACCAGTTCAGCAATAACGCCTACACGAAGCACCGCGGACTTTGGGTACAGATCTTTGCCTTCGCCGTGGCCAAGGGGCTGGCCGAGCGCAACAACGCGGAACTGACCCTGGTGAAGAAGGAAGCAGAGAAGAAACGCCAGCGGCACACGCTCGAAGGCCTGAAGACGATCATTGATGCGGCCACCACGCCGCCTTGGCTGAAGCGCGCCATCCGCCTGGCGCTGGCCAGCCTTCAGCGCCGCGAGGACATAGTCACCTGGTTGAAGTCGGCTGTGGACATGGACAAGAACACGCTGACGGTGTCGCCCGGGAAAACCCAGGGCTACGAAAACCCGGTTCACCTGAAGATCACCATGGGAACCGCGCTGCGTGAGGTGGTAGGTGAGTGCCTGCGATCGCCGCTGGTTTCGCCGTACCTGATCCACTACAAACCGAAGGCGCGCCGGCGTGAGCAGATCGACGCAAAGGATCACTGGACGTCTGTGACCCCGGACTATCTGACCAAGGAGTTCAGCAAGGCCCGGGATGCGGCGCACGCCTACGACCATGTGCCGGCCGGAGAGCGCCCCACTTTTCACGAGATCCGCGCTTTAGGGGCATGGCTGTACGAGCAGCAAAATTTCCCGCAGGAATACATTCAGGCGCTGATGGGTCATGCGGACGAGAAAATGACGAAGCACTATCAGGAGGGGCACGACGAAAAGAAGATCGAGTACTTGGAGGTGGGCGCCGAATTGGCGTTCTGAGGTGGGAGTTTTGCAAAAGTTTTGCAAAAGTTTTGCAAATCGAAGAAAGCAAAAAGGGGTTACCGTTTCCGGTAACCCCTCTAGACCGCCCAGCAGAGCGGATTTTGTTTGGTAGGCGCGATTGGACTCGAACCAACGACCCCCACCATGTCA